TGTTTAACGCCATAGTGTTACCTAAGAACGAAGTACCACCAAGTTTGTTGAAGTATGATATAACTTTTCTAGATGCTAGAACAAGTTTCTCTCCGCTGTTTCCAGACTCTGGTGAGAATACATCTTCCATTGTATCTATGAAAGTATCATAACTTGCATTAGCATAGTCAAGTGTTTTCACTTTACCATACTGTTCTACGAAAGGTACAATACCCCAAGTTCTACGAATAGGACCTGAAGCTGTTGAATCGTCACTACCAATACCAAATAGCATAGCGTGCTCAAGATCCATCTTATGTTCCATAAGTTTTTCTTGATACACTCTCATGTATTCGTTTGATAATCCACGATAACGAGTAGCAAGTGCTGTACCAGAGAATAGAGGCACACTAGTCTTAAAGATTTGTGTGTATCCTTCTCTGTTATAGAACTCGTCTCTCCAACCTTCTGGATCTTGCGAACCTTCAGCAAAAGCTGAACCAACTACTTGTGCATCTGCGTCTGCTCTAAAATGTAATTTAGAACCAGATGCTGGTGTAATTTGTCCTGCGTTTGTTGCTGTAGCTCCATTAGAACCTGTTGGTTTGTAATTAACTCTAATAAAGTCCATTACTAATCTAGCAGCAGTATTTGTATCTACTTTTGCTGGAACAGCAGTTAACTTGTAATATGCTATAGCAGCAGTTTCTAAGCCTGCTCCTGCATCTGTACCGTTAGCATCGTATTCACATTCGATAGCTACGATTTGATCTGCAAGCAAAAACTCAGGTGCTGTTGCTACTGTGATTTCTCTTCCATACTTATCATAAAGTACATCAGCGTCAAGCTCTAAACCAGCTGCTACATTAAAAGCACCGCTACTAAATATTGCGGTTGATTTAGCTGCTTGAATTTGAAAGCTTCTTCTTTGATATTGATGTCTTTGTTCCAAAAATTTAAATACAGGATCGTCTGTAGGCTTATTTGAAACTTTTGATAAGTAAGTAAGAAAAGGTGATTGTTGAGGTGCAAGCTCAGCTACTCTTTCTCCAAAGTTAAAGATTCTTCTTGAATCATTTATACTTGTTGAAGCCAAAGAACCTTGTGCATCCCCAGGGTTTATACTATAAACTGACATCTTATTTTCTCCTTAATTAACTAAATGGATTCTTGTCTTTATAAGACTTTATCATAGAATCCATCATTTGATCTTCTATTTGTTTAGATGACTGCTTACTGACGCTTGGCTGAGTACTAATAGGTCTAGGAATTGCTAACTTTTGTTGTCTTTGTGCCATTTCACTTGTTCTAGGATCTATCACATTTGGCTGACTTATTGAGATGGTTTCATTTTCTCTTGATGTCAATGATTTGTGTAGTTTCACTAAGTTGTCTAAGGACAACGACTCTGGTGATGACATAGTTTTTACAAAATCAGTAGCTTCATTCGGAGTATATCCGTAATTAGTTTGTAAATCACTAAGCAATTGTTGTTGAGATTGCATCTTACGTTGCTCCTCTAATTGCTTTTGTGTAATCTGATTACGTGTTTCCTCTTGTTGCATTAAATACTCAGTCATATCGTCTAAGTATCTTTCCTTGTCTGCAAGATATTTTGCAGATTTGCTATCAGGATCAGTTATCGCCTCGGAATTATCAAAATCAGACGGTCTCACGGGTTTAACAGGTTTCACTATTTCCTGAGACTGAACTGCTTGTTGTATTGGTTCAGGAGTAGAAATCTCTTTCGACTTTAAAGACTCTAATTCCCTCTTCAACGTTTCAACTTCAGCAGCTTTTTTATCTGCTTGACTCTGCCAATACTGAAATTGGTCAGAACTTTCCTTTGGATTACTAACATCAGATACTTCGGATGTTTCACTTTCATAAGTATTTTGAACATCTTCTCCAACCCTAGCTACAAAGTTGTCGGTATTTGTTCCAAACACTTGTTTAAAAATGTCATCGTCACTTGTTGCTCCCTTAGCAGTACTCATAGGATCAACCTGTTGTTCTGTGTTTAGTATCTCTTTATTTTCACTCATTTATCCTCCTAACTCTCCATCTCTCCTAATGCAGGTTCTTCACTTAGCTCTTCAGCTAAGTCTTTCTCTACTGAGCTAACGGAGTTCATTAGATTGTTTTCAACGTCTGCTATCCTAGCTTTATAAAGCTGTGTAGCAGATTCAGCCCTATTAGATATTTTATCTAAATCGGAACTAAACTTTTCAACTTCTAAACGTTTCTTAGCATGTAGCTCTTCACGTGTAGCAGTTTGTAAGTCACCTTTGACTTTCTTCAATTCTTCTTGTAACATATTCATTTGTTGTTGCATTTGTACTGCTTGACCGCTTCGTGCTAGTACACCGTCAATATCTACCAACTCTGATTTCTTCAGCACTTCAACTTGGTCAATTAATCCAGCTTGATACATTTGCATATAAGTGTTCAACATTGCCATTCTATTTGTAGGCAACGTAGATCCAGATACAACTTTCACGTCATATCTACCTAATGTTACATCATGAAAACGCATAACATCTCCGTTTTCCATTTCTTTAAAAAAGTTAAATCTTTGTTCTTTTTCTAAACCATTTGGTTGCACTAATCTGATAACTTTTTCTTCTGTGTATATTTGCTGCATAAGTGGAACAGCAACTTTAGCACATTGGTTTAAAAAGTTTTCTATATCATCTCTACGAGATTTAATTCTTCGTTGACCAAACTCATCAACGACAAGTGTTCCTCTATAAGTTGAGGGAGAGTTCATACCACTACCTTGCATAAGTTCAAAAATACCAAATCCGTACTCTAGGTCGTATTTAGCATCTCCTTCATTTTTATACAATTCATTTGGTAGGGGTACAGGACCAGCAACGATAGGTGCACCTAGCTCAGCATCGAACTCAATAACACTGGTACCTGCTCTACTCCACTCTTCTTCGATTTGACGAAGATCTGCTGAGCCACGAGGAATCAATAATTTTACATTTGTACTTGTACTTGCATGTGCAATAATTAATGAACGAATTTTATTTATGTATTCCTGCAGCGGTCTATATAGTCTAACATCTGATTCAGGGTATGGATTTCTATGATGAATGTTCATTAATGGTACAATAGGATATTCTTCTATTGGTAATATTCTAGTATAAAGCAAATTATTACCAACCGTTGCTGTTAGCTTTACGCAACATTTTTCAATTTTATTTACCATAATATTTTCCATTCCAGCCATTTCTTCAGCTGTTAATGGAGTAATAACAGTAGTACTACCTGGTATAGCGTCTTCACCTTCTATACCAGAAACCTTAATAGGACTTTGAGGAATCATATTTCCTTCTTCATCTATTTCGGGATCAGGTAATTCAAAGTGAAAAATAGCACCATACTCTTCTACTACTTGCATTAATTCTTCTTTTGCATTTTCATCAGAAATAAATACTTCTTCTCCCGTAGCTTTAGTAATACGCAAATAGTATGTATCTTTGTATTCTTGATATTCTGATGCGTCAAACAAATATTCTTTTTGAGAAAAAGGTTCATACACATTGTAGTATGAATGCATCTCTTTAGTATAACGTTCTATAAATTTTCTTTTAGTATGATAGTTTGTATCTTCATCTGTATTAAATATTTGTCCTTCAGTTGCAGCTAAATCAGTAGCAGGAACTTCTTCGTCGTTATCTATAGCACTATCTGCATCCATAATTATATCCATAAAGTCAGGATACAATTGCATTGCTTGTTCATCTGTAATATACTTTACTACCAATATGTGTGCAGCATCTCTAGCATATACGTCTTTAGAATTTGGATCTATGTACACATCTAAAGGATTTATAGATTTTAAAAATACTTCACCTTTACCTAAATCAGCCATAGGATCTTGATACACGTGCATACATCCCATACCGCCTACATAATAATCGTCTACAATTTTTTTTAGTTCTTCGTTACCAGAAGACTGGTCCCACATCCAAGCAAATAAATCAGAGAAAACTTTAGCTGTATCTCTATCAGAGTCTTCACGTGCAGATGAACGAAATTCAGGAGAGTTGTATGTTAAAAGAGATTTAGCTGTTTCTACGATAGGGTGTATACGATTTACAACAATAGGTGCTTGACCACGTGATTCGAGTACATCTCTTTCTTCCTGACTCCATTGAGCACCAGCTCTGAACTCTATTGACTCTTGAAATTTAACAGCCCATATTTCACGAAGATTATTATACTCTGTTAGAAGCTCAATAGACTCTTGTACGTCATCTGGTATTTCTCCAGATTCTGGTTTTAATCTACCAGGGATATATCCAAATACATCAACAAGATCTTTATAGCTTTGACTTCTTTGTGACTTTTTCGTCTTTTTTATGCTGTCTGGCATTGATTACCCTATACCCTTTTGGTACTTCTACGTTCATATGTTTGTCCAGCAGTTCGACTAGTTGATTATTTGTAATATAATATTTTACTAAATCTATCTGCACCTTAATATAACTTATAAGAATATATAGACAAAAGTCAAGACATATTTAGTTTATCTTCCAACTTTTCTGTGGAGTATAGTAATAGTCTTCTCTTTTCTTAGAAAAAGGTGTATATGAATGTCCTGGTCTATATGAGTTTTTATTTGCATAATAAAACCCATCTAACAAGTCGTCATTCTTACCTCTAGGATATAATAACAATTCGTTTTCTAATGCTTGCATATTTTTTTGTATAAAAACTCTTTTATTAGCAAACAACGGTTGCAAGCTTTCTAATCTATAAGATTTTCTTGTTCGTGGATTTTCTTTAATCTCTAATCCAGGGATAAACAATCCAAGCTTTTCAGATTCTTCTTTAATGTATTGACGTAACATTTCCTGATAACCAACAGACTCAATACGTGTTTTAGTACTGTTATACATTTTAAAATTTCTAATAATAGCATCTGCTAAACGTAAAGGAGTAGATCGTTTTCTAAAGTACGGCAATACAAATCTATTATTTTTATCGTCAATTGCTAAATTAAATACAACAGAATAGTCTGCAGTTTTTTTCGTACTAGATGCAGGATCGACGCCTGTAAAGATGTTTACAGGTCTCCTCTCTTCTACTTCCTCACCATTTAGGTTCGTCAGGATGAGAGTAGACAATCCTGCTTCGTCTTGCTCAAGGTATCCTTCATAATATTGAATATCTTCTTTTTTAAATAAGTTATCTTCATCTCCAACGATTTGACACAAGTATTCCCTGTAAAATACCGAAAGTCTGTTAATACTATCTAACTCTGCTTTCTTTTGAATTAACTTATCTATAGGCCACACTTCATCCCATAAAGCTTTTTTATTTTCAAGATCTGGACGGAACTCTAATGTCTTCCAACCTTTCATATCTTTTAATGTCTCAACCATACAACGCTCGTGCTGCGGAGTACCAATAACACAAATTCTACCAGATAAAGGGTCCAAGGATGGAACACCAGATTGCAACAACCAACGTAAGTTGTATTCCATAGCTTCTGCTGTTTTTGTATTGTTTTCATCTTCGGGATCATCAAGTATTAAAAGAGTAGGTCGTTGATTTCCGTGTTTAATACCACGTATCTGTTGTCCTGTTCCTTTACAAATTATCAAGCTACCATCTTTTAGCTCTACTTCTGTGTTTGTCCATTTTCGTGCAGACTGCATTCCCCAGTATCCAAAAAAGTATCGGAACTCTTGGGAATAATCTAATACGTCTTTAATAGTACCTAATAGTTTAGTAGCATGTGATTGCGTACGTGACACAAGCACAATAACCTTAACTCCTTTATTAAACATTAAATGAAACAAAGGAAATATACCAGCAGCTACCGAACTCTTAGCGTGTCCACGAGGTGCAATAATATTAATTTGTTTTTGTCTATCGTTTAACAAGTATTCTGTAAGGTCGTAATGAAATGGAGGAGACTCACTACTAAACATATTAGGCATTACCATTCTACCAAACAACAGCATATCTTTTTGCATTGCTTGTAATATATCTTTTTTATTTTTCATGTACAATAATGGTTACTTCAACGTTCATATCCTTGCCTACCTCAATCATTGTAGCCAAAAATAATAATAAATTATCGTGTTCGCCTTCAAGTATTATCTTCTTCTTGTCCATCACCAAGCTCTTTTGTTTGTGTTGCTTTCAATTTTTTCGTTTGTTTTTCAAATTGATTAGAGATCTGATGACTTATGTCCAGTTCTAACGTTTCTGTCTGTTGCGTTTTCTGTGGAGCCATGTCTAAAAATACAGACATTTCTTTTGCTGCACGAATCATGCTTCCACTATCTTCTTTCATCTTTGCAACAACCACTGCGTCTTTCATCACATCAATAATGTATCCTTCATCTACACCCTTATCAGTTAAAACTTCTTTTAATTTATCTTTTATCATTTGCTTTGTCTCCTTCAGCTTCAACAATCTTTTTGCTGCTATATGCGGTTCTTTTTGATCTGGTCTATACAATGAACCAATCTTGTCCATGTCAGGTTTTTCCCCCGCTATCTTATAAGCTATGTATGCATCTACTGCTAACTCTGCTCTTTTAGACTTTGATTCTATCTCACTATAAGACTTTGTAGAAACATTATTTAAATTACCAGAGTTCCAATGCGGTTCAAACTCTAGCTTTCTATTTCTACCTAACCATTGTCTACCATAAGGAAATGTAAGTAGCGTTCCTTTTTTGTATTTATTCCTGTAAATACACTTACCTATATAACCGTCGTCACTAATGCCGTAGTCTCCCGCATCACATTCTTGCCAATGAACATACTCTGGTATAGCTTTGTCTTCATTTGTATACACTTTATATGTCTTTGGTTTAAAATTATTTATCTTCAGTCTTTTTACTATCTGTATCATCTAGTGGATATTTTTTTTCTAAAAATTTTTTAAACTCTTCTTTATCTTCTTTCATTTCTAAATATAAGTCCAGGGCCCTATCTCCGTTCCAAACTTGCATTTTCAACTGTTCTATTTGAACTGCTAACGTTCCAACAAGTCTTACTATTTCTTTTAAGCTAGGTTTATTCTTTTTATTAATTGCCATTATAACTCCTTATTGCATTCTTTGCAACGATCTCCTCTAGTTAGTAAATGCTTCGTTGCTGTTTGCACACCTATTGCTACTTCAACTACATCTTGATATGCCATATTAACTGCTTTAACAATCTCTTGTGTTCCTAGTACATGTGTAGTTTTATTAAGTCTTTTCTCAAACAATTCTAATATTAAGCTTTTCATAGAGGTGTAGTACCATTTATTATCTTTCAATGCTACAATCTGTTCTATGGTATTATGCTTTGGCCCTACTAAATAGATCCAACTGTATTTATCCCTACTAATTAAGTGTCTATCTTTTTCATCGCTCTTATCAAATATTACGTTTGTCGCTATGCTCATTTTTCCTC